GGCTTAGATTGTTAAGCCTAAGATCATCTCTCATCTCTTGTCTCTTAGACATCATTTGTTGCAACTCCGTCTTTAGTTTGTTAATCATAAATTATATCAGTCATCCCTTCTGCATAAAATGTAAACGTAATAGAATATCTAACTCCCTCTGTTACTTTGGAAACTCCGTAAAATCTTTTATTATCTCTATTAAGAGAATGGTTGCCCGCATCTCTAAAAACTATCAAAGTCCCCGCATCTAGCTTTAACGAAATGTCTTCTTCTGGCATAATAAAATGGCCCCCAGAATAGTCGTCATTAAGATACAAGATAGCGGCGTAGTCTTTATATCCATTAGGGACCGTCTGAGCACCTGCTGGATGACAATGGCCCTTAATTACATAAGGCCGCATCCCATTGTCTAAAAATTTTTGAGCAACAGTTTTCGTTACCTGGCTAATTAAGTCAGGGATTGGGTTGTTGCTTGGCTGCAGCTTGGGGTTGCCGCCCATCTTTGCCCAGCGATCAGGGAAGCAGGGAGACCCCCAGTTCTGGTCATCTTGATCATGCTCATTAAGAAGCTCGATCAGGCTGGTGGCTTCACCCCTTGAGATGTAGTTAGGCAGTATTGTAATATTCTTATTCAACCTTACTCCTCAAACATCTTTATTTCTATTTCTAGACGCTGTATTGCCTCTTCTGTCTTTGCTATAGTGTAATACAGAGCATTGAGACTTATCTCCGACAACACATCCTTGTGTTTAATGACATCATCAAGTAGCTGTATTAGCTCATTCTCCAGCCTACTAATCCAGCCTAAGCCCTCGGGCAAGCTTTTTAAAAACCCATATGGGTTTGGATCGTTGTCTTCACTCATGTTACAATTATATACTAAGTTGGCGATACTGTCAACATGTTCATGACATAAGGTGCTATAATAGTTCCATAACACACAAGGAGAATGATGTTAAAAGTTTTAATTATTTGTAACAGTGGTGTTGGATCTTCTGCCATGCTCAAGACTAGGCTTGAAAAGATGATTCCAGACAACCAATACATGGCATGCTCACTTGCGGATTCGCCCCAACACTTTGCAGACCATGATGTAGTGCTAACGTTTGATGAGCTTAAGCCATTTGTCGTCAAGGCTCTAGGGGAACACAAGAAGCCTGTCAAAACAATCGAGGACTTTAACTCTTTTGCAAAAGAGTTGTTTAAAGATTTCCTAGTAGGATAAACCCGTTGATCCGCTGCCCAGACTGTGGCTCTGACTTAGAGTTCATGGTAATAGATGACAAAGAGGACCCTATTTACACACACATATATGAAATGTGTGCTCACTGTGGATTTAGTAAATCATTTGTAGATTATGAAGACGAGTAGCACTAGACATAAGGAGAGCTGAATATTGTCCAAGACTTCTACCGAAGCTGCCCGCAAAAGGGAGGCCAGAGATCGAAACAAAGATTATATACGATCCGTCAAAGAGAAGTCTGTGTGTGCCGATTGTAAGCAATCCTATCACTATAGCCAAATGGACTTTGACCATGTTGATGGCAAAAAGAAACACAATCTAGCCAGGTACGCGAACTCTGCTGTAAGTATTAAAACTATTAAACAAGAGATTTCCAAGTGTGAGGTTGTTTGTGCCAACTGTCACAGATATCGTACCTGGGAACGCCAGAACAAGGCCTTTATTTAGTTGGTAACTTCCATCCATACTCTTTAGTCAACTGCCTCAAGAAGTCTGCCTTATCCACAACATTACTGCCAGCTTTTTTCTTGTCATTTAGAATGCTCTTGTAAAGGGCAACGGAGTCTGAGCCACCGATAACCACGTTTTCTACGGGAACATACCCCAGCTTCCACCGCTTAACGTGCTGGGCATAATACGAAAGCCAGAGATCTTCTATCTTGATTGCACTTGGTGGTGCGAGGCTGATAAGCTTTTTATCTAAAAATATGCTGGCATCTATGATACTAATACCTGTGCCACAATAATGAATTACAGACGACTGGTCAAATACCCTGGTTCTTTTGCCGTAATAGTCGGAGCCATTGTTCTGAAAACTCCAGGCAAATCCTGACTTATAAGCTTTAGGCTCGTAGTGCCGCAACATGATTTCTACGTACTTTTCATCAAAAGTAATATCATCATCTATAAATAGTATTATATCTGTGCCCTCTTCGGCTAGCCTCTTGCCCACTGTCATTCTTCTAAAGGCGAACAGTTCATTGCCATCGTGCCCAACCCTTATCTTTAGCCTGTCGGAGTATTTTTTTGTAGTCTTTTCGACTACGTCCTCATGTGAGGTGTTGGCATTGCTAACGTATACCTCAAAATTTTGAAAGGTTTGTTTAGATAAAGACTCCAACGTCTTTGCAAGTAGCCCTAGCCGTTGCCAGGTCAGAAGCACTACGGTAATTCGAACATTGTTATATTTAGGTGCTGCATCCGAGTTGCCAAGTTCTGCACCCTTTATTGGTTTCGATGGCAACTTGTAACCCTCAACGTCCTGGGCCCTTGACTTTGGGCTGAAGTTACGATAAATGGTTTTATTATTTAGCTTTGCTTTAGCGTGCTCGGCCTGCTTTTTAGCTATGTAAACTTCTCTTGGGCCAGAGCCTGCAGGTATCTGCTCTGTCAGATTGGTCTTGGCAACATAAGAGTTGCCAGTGACTTCCTTTAAGCTTCTAGAAGTAGTTTTATTCATGTCATTGTACTGATTTACCCTGGCCCAATGCTCCCAGTCGGCACCGAATCTCATCATTTCGAAGTAGCCCAGATCCTCAAAGACTTTTCTTTTAAACATGGCATGGGCACACGTAAGGCTAACCGAGATACTTTCTTTCGTGCTAAGCCTCCGTCTCTCCCAAGTATCTTGCACGGCAACCGTTCTAGTATTTCTAAAGTGCTTGTGCATCAGGACGAATCGATCAAGCCTGGACACGTCATCTGCGTCATGGGTAGTAAAAAATCCCCATGGCTGATTACGAAACTTGTATAGGCCTATGTTGCGACAGTAGTAGGCACCAAGATTTTCCTTGTTACGAATAATTGTTACCCTTTTGTCTTGTTGATAAGACAATGCAATCTCAAGAGATCTGTCTGTAGAGAAGTCATCCACTAACACTAAATGTATGTTAGTATAAGTTTGTGCAAGAATGCTATCTACCGCTGCCTTTAGGGTTTTCTCAGCATTGTAGATGGGCATAACAGTAAGAATTGTATTTGCGTCCATTTGTATATATTATAGCATTCATTAAGGTATAATGTAGGTATGGACCTAGACAAAGAAATAAAAGAAATACTCTTTAACATTGGAAAAGAGATTAAAATACACACCATCGGCAAAGATATGATTATTGAAATAGATTATGAGAAGTACGCTGATCAACTTAAGGCACTATATATAGAGCATTGTGAAAAGAAAAATGATGTATAATGGTATTACTATTTGAAAGGGACTCCGACACACATGGAACTCAAAGAAAAAATTAAAGCAAATCTTGACGAGCAGGGCTACACATATGAGCAGCTGGCTGATGATGCATTTTTGGTGCACAACATCCTAACACCAGAAGAGCTTACTGCATTCCAAGATCTTGCCAATGGTACCCTTCCGCCGCAATGGTATTTCTTTTACCTCAAAGAGCTTGAAGAAAAGGCACAAGACTTGTATGGTCGCAAAGACATTGCTACCCTGGTTGAAGAGGGAAAGCTAATGATTATCCCCAGGAACATGAGCCAGGTTCGTTCTACTGAGCCCCAGCTAAACGATGAGGTAACTGCTGTAACCAATAGGGTTAATGCCATTCTTCCTCCAGGCTACCCGTCTACTCGCTATGGAGTGATGCAACGTCACTACAAAGGAGTTGGCCTTGAGGACCACAGAGACACGGACTGCAACCCTAGCCTAGAGTTCGCTACAGTTATTTACATTAACGATAGCTATGAGGGTGGACATCTTTACTTTAAGGATGACGACCTAACCACTCAGATCAAGCCCCCAGCTGGATCGATGATGCTGTTTAGGGCAAGTCGTTTGCACGGCGTAACTGAGGTTACTGGCGAGGGACAGCGTTATGTTCTCACATCCTTTATTTCTCATGTTGCTGACATGGAAAATCGTTTTGATAAGACAAACATGCTCAACCCGACAGACGGACAAGAGATGGGGTACGTCCAGGAAAAGTCTGGCTATGAGCTAGGCTCTGGAGATTACAAAGGAAATCAACAAAGGTCTACTGGAGACCCAGCCTTAGACCACTTCCTGTCTGGTGGATACGGTGGTACTGGCAAAAAGGGTACTGCCTAAGAGGCTCTTAGCGTCTTAACCTTATGAGCTACGACTGTATCCGTAGCCTCTCCGTCTCTGTATAAAGTAATGACTGCTGCAGGGTCTTCCTTGGTACCCGTTACGGTTACATCTGTGTCTGGAACCTTGTATGATCCGCTAGTAATAATTCTTTTAACCTTACCTCTTGCCGTACCCCCAGAAGAATTCCAGGACACCATCTGACCCACACGAACACTATCCGCTTTTTCTACTAAATCAATCTCTGACTGCTCTTCACGCATGGCAAACCATGCATCAGTACGGGCTTGCTTGGCTGCCCTAAGATCATTCACATTTCCCCAGTCAAACAGACTATCTGCCTTTTTGCTCTCGCGCTCGGCAATTTTACGAGACCAGGAGAACCCTGCATCTCCGCCCCATGCGTCCCACATAACACGACCCTTGGATGGAAAGTCTGGACCAGAGGAGAAGCCCTTGCCCTTCTTGTCTACCTCATGACGAGAAAAGAAAGAGTACATACGCTTAACTACACTAAGAGACATTGATCTACCTGCTACGATGTCTCTTGCTCTACCCCAGCCAACTGCGGTGCCAGCACCCTTGGCCTTGCCATCTTCTTTCCATTTGATGGCACGACGAGCAGCAGCTTTCATGCCGCTTGTGGGAGCATAGCCCTCTGCCTTGTACATGTCGTCATAGCTCTTGTCTTCAGACATGTTGTGATTACTGATATCAATTTTCTTGGCATCTTTATACATCATTCCGATGCTGTATGCTGTCTCTTCCCACCCGCCAGGAATCTCATCAAAGATACGGACGGACATTGCTGGATTCTCTGGAGGCATAGACTGAAGCGAATACTCTCCTTCTGGCGAGCCAAGCACTCCGCCCTCCCACATGATGTGCTCCACACGACCGTGTACGGTGCCCTCCATGGTTTCTCCCATTACGTAGTCGCCCTCTTTAATCTCGGCTCCTGCTGGTGCATCGGCTTTACCGATGCTAAAACTTGATCGTTCTGGTTTACGAACTGGTGTGCTCCAGTTAAAGTGTGATTTTCCATAGCTTGCTGGCTCTGGCTGACCCATTGCTGATGTCATTTTCTTTTTACCCTTCTCGGCTTCGCTCATATTAATAGCGGCAATCTGTCTTTGTGCAGCCCCTGCTGTATCATGGCATCCCATTACCTCGCTAGTTCCGTCCTTTACGACAGGGTAGCCTGAGCAACCGTAAGATCCCTTTTCTCCAACTGAATATGGCATGACCTTATTATACCACATAAAATAGTGATAGAATATACGTATGAATATTACACAGCCTAACCCAGAACAACCACTATATGTGGTTTCAGACATTATCAGCGATGAGGATCTGAACTTCCTCCGCAAAATTTTTACTGGACTAAAAGATCCAGTCTTTAACAAACAAAAAACAGATGATCTTATTAAAAATCTGCAGGACAAGATCAAAAGCGTTGTGAAGGAAGTGTACCCCAACCTGGGAGACGCCCGATGGAGTAAGCAAGCAGACATTATGATTTGCGAAGAGGGCTTTGAGATGGCTGTACAGTGGAACGGTGTCTTGAAATCAGTTACCAATGAGCAGGTCAATGCGATGACTATGTTGTTTATTAACGATAACTTTTCTGGAGGAAACTACTACTTCCCTGAAATTGACTACACCTATAGCCCCAAGGCTGGAGATTTGGTTATTCACCCAGGCGGTGAGCCATTCGGCAATGGTCTTTCTAAGGTCAGTGGTGGCACTCAGGTAATTCTAACCATGATGGGCTTTCTGGAAAAATAAAGCAGCAAGGAGAGAGACTTGATCCCTAAACGGATTGTACAGATATATGTTGGCCCCGAGTCTGATGAGCTGGACTACTTTAAGCACTTAGCCAGGGGCTGGCAAGAGGCATACCCACATTGGGAACATCTACTGTTACGGGACTCTGAGGTAGAGGAGCACGTAAAAGGGTACTCTTCAGATGCCTGGGAAGTATACTCTAAGATAGATCTCATGACCTACAGGGCAGATCTTGCCAGGCTTATTATTCTTTATCGTCTAGGTGGCCTGTACATTGACTTAGATACCAGGCCCAACCTTGACCTGGACACCTACGTAATTCGCAGTCCTGACATGCATTGGGGGTTTTGCTTCACCAATGGTGATTTAAAAAACGAAAGGCATTCGGGGTTTAGATGCCACAACCACCTAATAGCTTCAGAAAAAGAATCTCCATTCTTGAAACGCATTATTGATAACATGCTCGTTTTGGCTAAACAAACTTTACTTAGTTTAAATAGACACGACCAGGAGATGCGGGATGGTATGTGGATAGCTTACATTGTTTCTGTTGAAGGGTTAGCAGATCAAATAGTTTCTTCATTCCCAGACTTTGAGGAGAGTGGTCAAACTTTTGAGACGTGGTTAACCAATACTGGATACCCAATGGTGGGCTGGCAGTGGATATGGCAAGATGCAAATAAAATAAAAATAAACAAAGAAAGAAGCTTTGTGACTCACATCGGAAGCATCATATTAAAAGATATGCCTGATACCACGCCCCCCAGTCAGAACATCCTGGTAGCATTGGCCGATCTTTACAAAGATATCCCCCTAAAAAGCGGTAACATTAAAATAGTTTCTAAAGGACAAGACAATGGCATTTGATCTGAAGGGCATAAAGCCAAACAATTATGATGGAGAATGGATTCGGTTTAATGTTTGGGCTTGGCACTTACTCTGGAGAGAGATACAACGAGAAATACCTGAAGCATTAGAAGTTGAAAACTGGTTTAGTAACCGTGGGGAAGCGGTGAGCAAGGAGCTGGCGGAGACAATTGCCAAAAGGATAGAGAATCTGGGCACTGAAAGATTCGCAACTAATGCGGAAATAAGCCATGGTACGGAGGTCTCTGTGCAGTCTGGCGTTGGAGACAGAGCCTTTGTAGCTGGCTTGCAATTTGAGATGCCAGCTTTGGTAAAATTTTTAAGAAACTGCAACGGATTCTACATCACATAATTGATTGATGGTGTATAATAATACCATGAGAATTACAGAGCCGTTCCCAGGAACAGATATTATTTTATTAAAAGAGTTTTCCACAAAAGAAGAGGCAAAGCTAGTTTGCGACTACCTATCTTCGATGTACTATGCTGCTAAAGAAAAAGACGACACCCTAAAAAGAAACGATCTAAGAGAAGAGTTTAACTCTATAATGATCCGCCTTGATAAAAAGTATCGCAAGACAGCCACAGAGCTTCTAGACTTTGCAGTTGAGCCCAAGTTTAGCACCCTCCACAACTACGTATACTGGGAGCCTGGACAAAGGATGCTGCCCCACTATGACAACCTTGGCGGAGACCACTCTGCACCAGTCATGTATGGTTGTGTATATTACATTAATGATGACTTTGAGGGCGGGGAGCTTTGGTATCCAAACCAGGATGTTGAATATGTCCCAGAAGCTGGCGACCTCATTATGCACCCTGGCTCCAGGGAATACAGTCACGGCGTGAGAGAGATTGAATCTGGTCTCAGAATATCTGCTGGATCTTTTATTACACAAAAAGATCAGACAGATGATGAGTTTACTTACGAGTACTAATTAGTTTTAATACTAACATAGTACAGCCCCTCTTCTGTTGCGTCTAGCTTGACTGTCATGCCGTCAAAAGTAACGGTCTCCCCCACCCTAATCAGGGCCAGGTCAAAGTACCCGCAGTTTGGTTCTGGGCTTACAGTGCCGTCTGGATAAATGTAGTAGGCCCACTTCTTGATAGCTGGATCATTGCCACAATCATTATCTACATGGTCCCTGTGAGCGGCGGTCGGGTCTACTCTATATGCAAGCAACCCTTCTGAAACATCTGCCCAGTCTGTCCACTCACCCTTTTGTCGTGCCTCAATAACCAAGATTTCGTTGCTGTCATTGTTCGTAGGTACTACAATCATCTTTCTCTCTCCGCCATAAGTGTCTGTTGGGGTTAAGATAGTTTTAGTAGACTCCAGAGACTCCCTATCCACACAGTGAACCTGAGAGTCATCTAGCCAACCAAGCTGGAATGATTCCCATGAATTAATCGCAGCTGACCAACCTTGGTTATTCGGGTACAAGGCCTGTCCAACTCCAGTGGCCCAGCCATTACCAGGAGCATGCAGGTTAAGCCCCATCTCATGTAAAATCTCATGTAGCCAATGTCCGTACGTAAACTCTCTCTTCAGAGTCAGTGCCTGCCTCTCATCGCTTGAGTGGTAATATCCTGGTGCCCAGAATAGCTTAGGAACCTCATTAAGGCTCTCATAGGTGTTTTCATTGCTTCCCATACGCAAAGTAAATCTAATATTGTTTGTTCCGTTCAGCTCTGCGAGACCTGGGGCCTCAGCAAGGTTTGCCCACTGAACAAAGGTAGCATCGTAGTGGTCTGGGTGCATTCCATCTGGCATTCCCTGGACAATCATGTTCGCGAGGTCCCCATCCTTCTTAGGCCTGTCAATGGCATTGACTGGTAGATCAATCCAATAGTTAACGTAAGTAACATTAAAACTTAGCTTACCCTGGGACCAGAATTCGGCCCAGGCCTCTAGCTTTTCAATCTGTGGGTCCAAGAATTCTGATGGCTCATCTACATACTTTGGAGTATCTTTAAATGCAACCATTACGATAAGCCAATCCAGCTCTCCTTGGGTGGGGACCGTTTGCTCAACAAGTGGGAATCCAGAAGGTCCTCCCCAGGTAACACCGTCAATGGTGTGGCCCCTTGCCTGGCCTAGGTACTCTATCGGTCTTTGATCTGGAACCTTACAAAACTCCGCAGGCTGGGGAGATTGGGTTTGATCCCACAAAACCACAGGCTGTTGCGTAGTCTGCAACACCTCAGCTTTTGGCTGGGAAGTGTTTACTGTCTCTAGCGAAACACCACATCCTGAAAGGATAAACGGAACAAGGGCTATTGATGCAATCTGTCTCTTCATGCTACTATTTTACCAAGAAACTACTCCAAAGTCAAGCAGTCTGGGAGATCTGAAACCCTCCAGACCCCAATAGTTTTATCTTTACCTAGCTCTTCAGTGCTGCCCTCGCTGATAAAATCAATAGGGCTGGGCATATAAAATGGCCTCATCCTGAAATTGATTTTTCTCCAGTTCCCGCCAACAATGTCCTCATTCTCCAAAGCTTTATTCGGCAAGTGAAACCATGAAAAGTTAGTCATTGCAATATAAGCCGATCCGCTATCTTTAATATTCTTAAATGCTTTAAGAATCATGCTGTCTGATAGATGAACAAAACAATCTCTGGAAAAAACTAAGTCTACCTTAGGTAGAGGGTCTGTCGTTATGTCTAGGCATGAAAAATGTATGCTATCTGTTTCTTTCTGCTTATTAGTTTTAATAATGTTTTCAACGATATCCGCGCCGTGGTAATTTATTTTACGGCTAGACCTTTCAAGAACCTTGCTCATCCACCTGAAGTCTCCGCAAGGAATATCTAACAAAGAATCTATTTCCATTCGGTCAAACAGCATTGGCACCTCATGCTCAAGATACATTGTCTGAATGGGGGACGATCCTCGGCCTGAGCGGGACTCTTTGCTGCCCCAAAGGTTTTGCCGATATACCCGAGACATTTCTTCTTGTAGTATTTCGTCCATTGTAACTCCAAATCTTGGACCCCACACAGCGACCCTGGTTGGCCCAGAAAATGGTAACTAGTCATCCTAAGGTTAGCAAACCCTTGCCCTGCGTGGGGCTGGTATAATTATATCATATATCAATAATTTATTAAAAATGGTACAAAAAAGTTTGGCCTATGCATTCTTTTTGTGATGGCGTCTGGAGACCCAGTCATAGTTTCTAAATCAAAAAATAAACTACGGCTGCTCCAGCGTTCATCAACAAACTGTATTGCTTCGATAGCAATGTCCGCCTGTCCCTCGAACCTTCTCATTATATCTTGATAAACCCTATCGGTTCGACTAAGCTTTGGGTCAAAGTAGGCATTGATTGCAGCAATTACTCGGTTCATGTCCAAGTCCTCCAACAAAATTGGGATGAGCTGAAAGCGTTTGTCCATTAAGTCAGACATAACGTTTTCGTCTATCAGCACAGGTGGCTGCTCTGTGGTATGAATAGAATCAAACCACAGATTTTTACCAACAAGCTCCAACACTTTGTAATTAGCTCTGTCTATAGCCTTTTGTGGATTGCCTGCTTCAACAGCAAGAAACTGGGTGCATTGCATAACATTCTCCTAAGTGGGGCAGTTTATAGACATGCCCCAGGTCTGTATGACGTTATTTAGTTTTATTTGATGCTGATCTTCTTTGGCTTGGCCTCTTCTGGAACTTCCTTAATTAAATCAATAATCAAGATGCCGTTCTCTAGCTTTGCCTCGGAGATTTCTACGTGCTCGGGTAGCTCAAACTTACGAACAAACTTTCGAGCTGCGATTCCCTTGTGTAGATAGTTAATATCTGCTGCCTCTTCAGTCTGCTCTCCAGTCACGGACAGCACACCCTTCTCCACTGAGATATCAATTTGATCTTTGCTAAAGCCAGCGACTGCGAATTCAAGACTGAATCGCTCCGTATTCCACTGGATCAGGTTATACGGTGGGTAGCCTACTGGCTTGTGTGTTCTTGCTACAACTGGAAACATTCGATCGAATTCCCGATTGATTGTTTCGAATGGGTCTGTAATAGACATCATTATATTTCCTCCTTATGTTAAGCGAGTTAAAGTGCTCCCTATCAGGCGAGCGTATATATTATATCACAAAAACCAGGAAGGAACTTCTCTTGTCTTCCAGGATGCGATATAAGCCTTGTCTTTCATATAGTATGTCCTATACGAAGTAATAGAGTCATTACTCTTGTATTCATCTGGCATGGCTGGTGTGGGCTGTGTGAAGCCTTTTGCACGCATACCCCGCGGAGTCTGCTGCAAAGCTTTTATAAGGCCATCTGACTCACACTTGTGCGTCTTGCCATACCTCCTAGTATATTCTTTAGACAACTTGACAAGAAGATCTGCTAACCATACGTAGTTCTCTTTACTTGCTCGTGCCCATACAGCAGACGGGTGGTTGATATGAGTGGCCTGATACATGATAGAGTCTCTGTCATCAAGTAGCCTGTAACGCTTTACGTTACGACCAGTCTTGGACAGACCTGGCTCTAGCAGGCCGTCAGAAAGCCTGTGAGCGGTAGACAGTAGCTGACAGTACTCTAGAATCATCTTTACTACATGCTTATCTAGGTGATACTGTGCACACTTTTCTGTGTCGCTATCTAAATAAAATATGTTCATGCTACTTATTCAACTTGGTAATCGCCCACCATGCAAGCAAGAATCCTATACCGATGGGGTAGCCACTACGCCAAAAGCTATTGTCAAACATTTCCAGATATAGTTCCATTGTCTCTCTCTCTTTGTTATAGTTTACCAAACTATAACGTGAATGTCAACACTATTCTCCGTTGGCGGCATCCCTAAAGCGAGCTGGGGGGTGCAGCTCGTGCTTGCTCAAGCAACGGTAAGTGATGTCTCTCCCCTTTACGACAGCTGCCATTAGTGCCCCGCAAGCCGAGCAAAGAGTCCGCTCAATATTATGAATCATTCTAGTCCTTAAACTGTACTTTATTGATCAATAGGTCGTGGTCTCTGAGGGCTAGCTCGTCGTCTCTCCACAGGCTGCCCCTGGCTGCACCATGGTAAGATTTTGCCATGTTATTGTCAATTAGGTGCTGGTTAAACGTCTCCTCCATGCCCTCGACATAGATGTCAACTAGGTAGCGGCCATACTTGTCTGGCTTAGTGCTGGAAATCTGCACTGGCTTAAGCTCAAGTTGCTCCTGCACATAAGCCTTTACGATCTTGCCGTAGTCATACCATTTTTCTGGGGTATCGATACCCAGCAGCCTAACTCTGGCCTTGTGCCAGATATCAAACCCTAAATCAATAGACAAGTCTACCGTGTCACCGTCTACCACGTTATCTACAATTGCATTATATTTAAACATTACTTGCCCTCCTTTGGCAGATGTTCTAGTACCTTGTTTACCGCCTCGGTAAGGACATTGTTTTGTGCCACCGTTCTTGGCTTGCCAGCAGTAGCATCAACAATCTCTTTGAGAGCATGAAGATCCCTTTGGACATCTTCGATATACTCAAAGGCCCAGTCGCGGGAGGTTGACATAAATTTAATAAATCCATCTGTACCCTGAGACTCCTCCGCTGCTTTTGCCAGCAAATCTTTGGTCTGTACATATACAGACAAACGATCTACCTCGGCCTGCGAGGCCTTAACAAACAGCTTTCTATTCTTTAAGCGAAGATAAATATTGTCTACTACCAACAGCCCCATTACGATAATGCCAACTGCTCCCAGAATAGCCTCAACCAATCTCCTCACCGCCTTCTCTTACTAGCAAAACGATTGCTCCTTCTTGTTCTAATGCTTTCTTTGTTAGCACCATATATTCTACAGCACGTCTTTTATTAAAATCATCTAATCGATTAAAGTCTTTTTCTAATGCTTTGACGGTGATGAAGTTATCATTGTCTACAACCTGCAGGGCGAAGCCCTTAGGACAATAGTGATCAAGAGATCTGAATGCCCTAGCCATTGTGTTAGTATACATTTATTCTCTTTCTCCTGTCATAGAGTGCGATGAGCCCCAAGGTTACATTAACCCACACCCCCACCAAAATAAAGATCTGGATTATAGCGATGCTACTCATTCTTGCCCTTCTTGTCTAGTGTCAGATACTGCCATGTCTTTGCCCAATCGGCCTTTGTGCGATGTCGGTTAAACTCACGAGATACTTTTCCATTCTCAAGATATACTCCGCCCCATACACCCCACTCCTTTTGCGAGATGCCTACTGCGAAGCATTGTGTTGCCACTGGGCAACCAGCACACGTCTTGTCAATCGCTGGTCGGAACTCTTCATCTTCTTCATACTTGTCAAAAAAGAATTCAGTATCGAAGCCAAGGCAAGCAGCGTCATCCTTCCAGCTGTGCTTGGAATTCATAACCTACCTCACATACTTCTGAGGTATGTGCCACCCCTGCTCAGTGAGGTCGATCCTTCTTTGCAGATGCCATACATTATTTACCCTGGCACCGAACTTTGAGGTACGACCCTTCTCTGAGGGGTAGGAGAAGACAACGTCCCATCCATCCCATCTTAAGTTGCGATTACGCTTTACGATGTTTTCCATTTTGTCAAGTGATGATACTAACATTATAATCATTCCCTGTTTATACTAGTCAGCAACTTTTGCTGACTACATTATGTCCCTTAAAACGAACATTAACTATCGTAATGTATAGTTTAAGAGACACTAATTCTATTCGTAAGAGTAGACTGCTGGGTTCATCTCCAGTTCGTCTGCAAGATCTACAAGCCTAGAAAAGGGCTCTCCTGGTTTGCAGAAGTAGGCAATATAGTCAAAATCTTTTACGTTCTTCTCCGCCCAGCCCGCTGGCCTTTGGTGACAAGAAATTTTAATACCCCTAGGCCGAAGACTGTCTTCAGTAATATTGGCAAAACCAATTGCCATATTGTTTACGATGTGTGGCCCCAATGGGTACAGCTCAATAGCCTTGTCGTCCTCGCTCATTGAGTACAGTGCTGTTCGCATAGCACGCAAAAAAATGTTGTAGTCGGAAAAGCTTTTACTTCCCTGCACCGCTATCTTCATCTAGTCCCTCTCTAAGTTTTTCTACAATTGCTAACGTCTGCTCTAATTCTACACTATCCATACCCATTGTGTCAACTCTTCTCTGGCTCTCCCTGTCCACCATTCCCTCGACCACCTCTGCTGTGAACAAAGCATTATCTTTAATCCAGTAGGCATTGTTTTCTGCTATGACTACCCTCACATATGATTTTTTAATATAGTCCTTGCTTTGATTGTTTGTGTCTGGTTCGTGAACGCTATCTCCGTAGTCTGCGATAGTGGACATCAGCATGTGTGCCCGAGCTTGACTAAACTTTAATGTGGTGCTCATTGCTTCCTTGGCTGGAGTACGCAAAAATAGGGTGCTGACTACTACAATAGCCGTGCCCAGCACTGCCCCTAAAACTATTTCCACTATGCCGCCTCATCTTGTTTGTGTGTTTCGATAGCAAATGCTTCCATCGCTTCCCTGCCTGAGTCGCTGCTCATAATTTTATTATAATGGTGTGCACAAAACATTAACTCTCCCTCTAAGCCGAATACAAGCACATGAGCTTGGGCTGGGCATCCTGAATCGCATCTGTCAGATCGGGTAAGCTTGGTAGTTTTTGGGTCTAGCCTTGGTTTATCAAGTGTTGATGCAGTCATATAGCCTCCAAAAGTAGTTGTTGTTCTATCTATTATATCTTATTTAGTGCAAAAAGTCTAGCTTGAGATACGTTTTATTAATTGATGCAGCGATTCGATGTGCCGATCATAGGGGTGGGAAGAGACTAGGATGTCTGTTACGCCCCTCTTCTGTAGTGACGTTAGCTTGGCTACAATTTCTTTTTCGGTACCGACGATGGAGTTGCTGCCGTCAAACAGTTTTCTTTCTTTGCTATCAGTCACAACTATATCTGCCACTAGCATGAGTCTTTTAACCTTTGCATAGGCAGCCAAGCGGGCCTTGCCCTCCTCACTATCCATGTCTTCTCTTTCAAAGCTCTCCAGGTCTAGGGCCGAGTAGTCGGCTCGTCGTCTAGACATCTCCAGGGCTTCGTAGGAGTTACCCGAAACAATTATTTCTGTGTTAGATTTAATAAATAGATTATTGCAGGAGAGTTGCTCAACAAACATATCGGCGGACTGCTTGAGACCGACTCTGTTTTCCACAAGATCTCCCCTATTTTCAATTTGTTGCGGACTTCCATAAATTATATTTAAAATTAATCTATTAGCTTCAATTTTATTAAAAGAGTGGACCTGTCTAGCACAGGCCTCTGCCGACATTTCAGATGGCCTAATAGCTATATTATATTTTATTCTCTCTGTGCTAGAAATATCCTTAGCTGATAGCACCAAGAAATCTGACAAGTGATTGTGGTACGGCAGCAAAACAGAGTAATAGCCAAAAGAGTCTAGGGTAGAAATCATCTTCCTAAACTCTGACACTGTGACGTCTGAGTATTGCCTATTTGCAAACCAGTGGAACCTAAGACTTACTGGCCCATCCGCTTCCGTTGAACTGTACCCCAAAAGCACCTCCCGCATAGAATCTTTTCAGGTTGCCATTACACCTATCACAAACAAGATCAGAGGCATCTTCTTTATCGTTGATGCCCCTGATCTTATCAATCATGGTGTCGCAACCAGTACATTTATACTGGTAGATTGCCATTACTTATTCCTTGCCTGAGCCTTGCCCGCTAGCTCATTACGAACTGCGTTCCTTGTTTCTGCACTAGGGATAGCAATAGATGTCAAGATTGAGAGGAGACCTGCACCCAGTGCAACACTGGACATGTTACCCCAGTTAATCTCAAACAGTCCCACGGTTCCCGAGCCAAGGAAGGCTAGGGCACTCTGTGCGACGGTCTTGATGGCTCTTTCTCCCGCCATCTTCCAAAACGCTGCTGTCATTACCATTTGTTGTGTCCTTTCATTAGACCTATATATTATACACCATCTGGGTTGTCTGTGTCAAACTGATCTGAGGGGTCTTCGAGCTCTGTTGGTCCAGATCGTTTCCAGATACGAACATCTTCGTAGGTTGCGGATGTTGTGTAGGCTGTCACAATAATAGATAGAAGTGCAACGCCTCCTACAACAAGCTCAACACCGATCTGGCTATCTGCAAACAAGCTGAGTGCCCCAAAGACAATCATTAATACTGCCAAGATATATGCACCATAGATTAATCTACGACGATGTGTCCAGGAGGGCCCGTTCGTAACAGGCTTTGGCTTACGGTTTTTACGCAGCCTTTCGAATACAGTAATTATATTGTTAATCATTACTTATACATTCCTTTGTTTAGTGTCCGTTGCAAAGAGCTAATTGTAAGCGGCCCCCAAGCACCATCGATACGTCCCTTGTAGTCTCCAGTAGCCTTCAGACGCCTCTGTACGGCCTTGCGAGTGTTTGGGCCTGGCATTCCATCCACGAACTTTGCATTATAACCATAGTCAAGTCCAGACTTCTGGATAGCAGTCCAGGTCATCTTGCCTGGGATACCGTCCACAATTCCGCGATACTCAAAGCTTTCTTTAAGTGCATTCTGCCATGCTCTCCAGGTAGACTTACCCAGCTTGCCGTCTACCTTAAGGCCATATTGATGACGGGCAGTGTTCTCTGGGCCACCTATACTACCCTTGGTTGGCTTATCATTGTTGATATAAATATTAGGATCGACACTATCCCCCCACTTACGACTACGACGCACTTCGAAGTGGAGGTGGTTGCCTGTGCTAGCACCAGTGGATCCGCTTCGGTAGACAACGTCCCCAGCCTTAATGCGATCACCGACCTTAAACTTTGTTGCGTCCTTGCCGTGGTAGTAGACGGTGTAAAGGTTGGTAGCATGTTTAATAATAACAACATGACCACCACCCTTGGCAGAGTAGCCAACATGGCTTACAATGCCGTCTCCTGCAGCAAGAACGTTAAAGCTTCCACCAAAGTCAATACCGTGGTGCATCTTGCCCTTTTGACCAGTAATTGGATGTGTCCTTGGACCGTAGGCACTGGTGACCTTACGACCTGGAGCTGGATTAATAAGTTTCATGTAACTATTTTATCATAAAAACAAACTACAATTGAGTATGCTGCCCCTATATTTTACATGTCCTCGATGCGAGCTGCGGATGCAGGGGGACAACGCAGTAGAGCTTAGAGTTAAAATAGACATTCATTCTTGTAATTAATGGTATAATAATACTATGACTACTCACAGACTATATGAGCTTGGGCCCACCCCAACAAAAATTACTCCAGATGGAACTCACTCTGGAATGGATATTACAATTCAGAACGTCGACGAGACCCTTAATATTTATGTGGGATCTTCCGATGTTACCACCACTAACTACGGATACCGCATCATGCCTGGACATGCATTCTCTGTTGAGCTATCTGGCATGGACGATCTATACTTAGTGTCAGATGCGATTGGCCAGTTTGCAGCAGTGCTTAAGGTTAAGCTAGAGGTTGGTCAGTAATGGCTAGGTTTACACATCCCGCAATTGTTAGAACGGGGGCCAGTGATTTGAACAGTTGGGTCGTCGAAGGCGGGACTGACGAGGTTCAGCCTACATTTGATGGAGACCCATTATTCCTAGGCCACTACCAAATAGTAGGAGGTCTATGCCACTTTACAGTTGAGGTAGACATGGACAACATCACTGATTTCGGAGAAGGCCAATACTACATCAAGCTTCCTGCCCCTACGCATCATGCCGTCCTTTTAAGTGACGGATGCCTTCATGACATATCTGGTGATGATCAATACGCCGTCCTTGGGCACGCAGATGCTGGCAGTGATATCCTAAAACTATTTAGCATTGGGTCTAATGGACGGCACGAGGTTTTCTCATCCACTGGGCCAGTAGGACTAAGTACAGCAGACAACTTCCACATTGCTGGCATCTACGAAATAGATCACAGCTAGGCTGCTAAGTCACCAATCTTGTCTGGATTAAATCCAGCCCAGGAGTCATCGTCAGTAATAACAACTGGTGCTGCCCTGTATCCCATCTCAATAAGCTTGTCTAGCTCTTCTGGATTCTCGGAGATGTTGACAGTATCATACTCGATGCCCATCTTGTCCATAAGTCTCTTAGTCATGTCGCATTGGACACAGTTGTTTTTAGTATAGACAGTTGTCATTAGTTCTCCTTTGTTAAGATGTCTTTAATACCGCCCTTGGCTACCAGGTAGCCAATGCCGTAAGATGAAAGTGAAAGTGCTACGATGGCAATGCTGTGCCATACAATAAACATAATTGCTTCCATGTCTCCTCCTTATTATACTCTAGTTTACTGGTTAAGTTTAAGATACTGCTCAAAAGTTACTGGAAAGATACCTTGAGATAGATCAAGAACTGCGTCTGCATATTCCCGAATCTCTGACTGGGCATCGTGGGGCAGCCTCTGCTCTAGGAATGTAAGCACTCCCTGCAAAGATGTTGTCCAACGCCAACGAACGTACATTCCATAGGCTGGCAAGAATAGTCTGGCAAGCTCAGGAGCAATCCCTTGTTCCATTGCAGACTCATAAGCCTCTTCTCCTAGCCTCACAATCTCCTCGAGCCTATCCGTAAACCTTTGACCTACAAGCTCGTCTACTGGCTCCCCAGAGCCCTGCTTACTATTCTCTGGCTTGCTACGCCACTGTGTGGCGGTAGGGATGTAAAACTCTTCATCTTCTGTAATATATCTACGAGAAGACTCATTCCAACCATTTTGATCATCGACGTGGCTTGAGGACACTGCGTACTTCCACCACTGCCTTGCAACTACCAGAGGGGCGTATACCTCAAACGTAACTGCAGCATGTCTAAATGGAGAGGTATGCTTTTCCCGAATAAGAAAATTAATTAATCCCTCATCCTTTTTACTAATCTCTAAAGACTCTTTGTCATAAGATACTCGGGCAGCATTCACTACTGATAGGTCATCTCCCATGTGGCTTACAAGCCTTACGTAGCCCTTGTCTAAAACATTAATACTATTTTCCATAATCTCTCCTTCTGTTTCGAGCCCCCTGTCAGATTCGAACTGACGACCCCCGCTTTACAAGAGCGGTGCTCTGGCCAACTGAGCTAAGGGGGCGGAGGGCAGTTTTATGTCATGCCCAGGACTCCGACTTATTTAATGTCGAACCTGTCTGCATTCATAACCTTTACCCAAGCCTTAATAAAGTTATCAATGAGAATCTCATCTCCGTCAATTCCTGCATAAACCTCCAGGTTGGCACGTAGGATAGAATTAGAGGCGAACATCATGTCTGCCCTGGACACTTTAACCTGGGTATCATGGACATAGTGCTGTCCAGAGTAGTACCAGGCCTTGCCCTTTGCAGGGTGCCGTGACGGATTCTCTATGTCACCCTCCCACAGATCATCTCCGTGTCCTGTCCACTTGTACCATGGCTTAATAATAGCGTTCTCCAGGAAGTCTCTGTTAAGCTTGTGCCCGCTATTTCTGTTCCAGCTAACTGAAGAGATTTCAGATCCTCGGTTATGAACACTCATTGACCTAAAGCCAGTAAACAAAGCTGACATTTCTGGTGGGGTGAGCCCTAGAAGTGCTGCACGCTCAACAAAAAGAAACTCTGCATTTTTATCTAGTACATGTTCTTTATTATAGTCTGGGTGCACCCAGTTCATAAATCCATCATGAATTGGTTCCAAGTAGCTAAAGGACAACTCGTCAACCTGATCCTGTCTTGCATCTCCCCTGCCACCAAAAAATGGCACAGCCTTGTCATGACCAGCATTCTTGATGGCTAGCTCCAGCCCAACTCCACCAGCAAACACGATTAAGTCTGCCATAGTAATGCCTACCCCAGACTGTTGCTTCGCATCATTCAATAGCTGGACGACCAGGTCCACCCGCTCTGAGTCTACAAACTTCCAAGCTTTCATTGGCTCCAAGAGAATACGTGCACCGTTAGCTCCGCCCCTCTTGTCTGAATTTCGATAATTAGAAGCAGAAACCCATGCAGTAAAGATTAGGTCTCTTAGATCTAATTTCCTCTGCTGCTTGACAGATCCCCTGTCATAGGTGAGTGTGTACTTTCCATCGTCCAAGTTGCTGATGATAGAAGAACGAAGCAACTCGGCCTGGTCCTCGCTAAGCTCGGGATAGGGTGAAGGGTCTACTGGGTCCTGCCAGAGCAAAACCTCTCCTGGGTTTTCTTTCCAGACATAACGAGAAACTGGGCCCATATCCCTGTGGGTGAGCTTAAACCAAGCCCTGGCAAAAGCATCAGAGAAGTATTCAAAATCATTTAGGAACTTCTCACAAATTTCTTTATACTTGTCGTCTCCAAGTCGGAGTGCAAGGTCTGTGGTCATCATCATTGGCTTATTCATTTTGCCCTCGATGTGTGCATCAGGTACCATGTCTTCTGGCTTGCAGTCAACGGGCTGCCACTGCTTTGCACCAGCAGGGCTTTCCACCATCTCCCACTCATACTGGAAAATCAGTCGTAGGTAATCGTTGTCCCAACGCAGTGGGTTTGGAGTCCAGGCACCCTCAATGCCATTACTAATAGTGTCCTCTGAGTGGCCCTTGCCCTGGGAATTAATCCAGCCAAGACTGGCCTCTTCTAATGGTGCCGCCTCGGGCGGTGGCCCTACCTGATCGGCTGGCCCTGCCCCGTGAGACTTTCCAAATGCGTGCCCTCCAGCAATGAGGGCCACAGTCTCTTCGTCATCCATAGCCATGCGAGAGAAGGTGGTTCGGATATCTCCTGCAGCTCCAACAAAATCTTCGGCGTTTCCGTCGGGACCTTCTGGATTAACATAAATTAGGCCCATCTGAACGGCTGCTAGTGGATCATGAAGTGTGTCGGATGCCCTGCTAGCGTCATACCTTGCATTAGCCAAGAACTCTGCCTCGGGGCCCCAGTAGGTGTTGTCTGGCTCGTACACGTCTTTACGACCGCCAGCAAATCCAAAAATCTTTAGTCCCATGTCTTCGAGTGCAACGTTTCCAGCCAAGATAAAGAGGTCTGCCCAAGAGAGCTTCCTCCCGTATCGCTCTTTAACTGGCCACAGGATGCGTCTTGCCTTGTCTAGGTTTACGTTGTCAGGCCAAGAGTTCAGTGGTGAGAAACGGATGTTTCCTTCCCCACCGCCTCCTCGGCCATCCGATACGCGATAGGTACCAGCTGAGTGCCAAGCAAGCCTAATAAAGAGGGGTCCATAGTGACCCCAGTCTGCTGGCCACCAGTGCTCTTGTCCATACGGCATTCCTGGCAAGCCACTGGCTGCAACAGATTCTTCATAATATTCGCCACGACTAGTCATGATTGCTTTAATAAAAACTTTTACCTCTTCGAGGTCTAACGACTCAAATTCTTTAGCGTAATCAAAGGTGTCGCTCATTGGGTCACTCTTGGGGTTATGCCTAAGAAGTGCATCCATCTTGAGCCCCTCTGGGAACCAATCAAAATTCTTTGTTCCAGACGCAGCAGACGCTGACTTAATCACGTCCTCATCTGTTGGGGCTGCCCCTGCCGCCGCGTGGGGGAATGGGCACTTTGCTTCTTCACTCATATACTCTCTCCTTACTGTAGTACTTATGAATTCTACCACAAAATACTTTTGGTAGCAACTTGCGATCTTGACGAGACTTGAACTCGCGACCTCCGCCGTGACAGGGCGGCACTCTAACCAACTGAGCTACAAGACCATTGGGGAATCCCTACCCAGTGAAATATCGTTGAGTGATGCTAGGATAGGGATTCGCTGGGGTAGCTGGACTCGAACCAGCGACCTTAGAGTTAACAGCTCTCTGCTCTGCCAACTGAGCTATACCCCACTGTATTTAATTATTCTATCTTTTACGAGCTGCCTTTGGTACAGTAAACCTGTAGGCAAGCCAGTCAATAATTTTCTTTACAATCTCACCAAGCCAGCTAGTTTTTCTAGAAGACACAGGTGGGAACGTGAGCGTAGGCTTGTTTCGTACTACTGGGATGCATGCCTCCCCACCCTCTTCAAAGAGTTGTCTCAGATCTGATACTCTAATGTACCCAGAGCCGTCTACTCCATAATCTGTGCCCCAGGAGTTTCTCCATTTGAACACCTCGAGGGACTGCCTGCCAAAGATCTTGGCTGGGTGGTAGCCAGTAAGAGTAATGCAGTGACCGCCCACCTTCTCTCCTGTGGGTCCCGTGAGGCCTAAACTATTTGTACGGTACATTCCACTATACCAAGGAATGCCGATTACGACTGGGCCCTGGGAGACAACGGCGTCAATGATGTCATCAATGTCAAAGCACCAGCGATACTCGTCAATGAACCCGTGCTCCTTCATGATCTTGGCCCCAGCAAGGACCGAAGTACCACTATAGTCATCTCCAGGCCACTCGTCAATTTGCTGGGCTGCCTTATAAAAATGCTTAGCAAGCTTGTTTCCAAACTCTTCGGAAGGCTGCTCGTCGGGCACCATGGGCTCTGCAATGAGTTCTGCCATCCAGCCAAATCCAACGCAAGCACCTTCACGGCCCTGGTCTAGTACAGTTCCTTCTTGCCAGAACTTAGCCTTACGCTCTACGGGGATAGACCCAAACATTCCTCGAATGCCATACATTTTATTCCGTGGGTCAAATGAGGGGACCCAGTCTAGTCTACGTTGCACAATAAATCCTTTTCTGTCAGATCCATTATACCACTAAAAATCCCAGTCGTCATCAGTTGTAGCCTCATGCTTGCCAATAACGTATGAGCTTCCGCTACCGCTGAAGAAGTCGTGGTTCTCGTCAGCGTTGGGAGACAGGGCGGACAGGATAGCTGGGTTAACGTCAGTTGCCTCTGCAGGGAACAACGCCTCAAAACCCAGGTTCATCAGTGCCTTGTTTGCATTGTAGTGCAGAAACTTCTTCACGTCCTCAGTAAGTCCAACTGAGTCATACAGGTCACGAGTGTACTTGATTTCATTTTCATACAGCTCCATAAGGAACCCATAGGCCCAGTCTTTCATCTCCTGCTGCTCTACTTCAGAGAGTTCGTTATAAGCCAACTGGAACTTATATCCGATATAATAGCCGTGCACAGCCTCATCGCGAATGATTAGTCGAATTAGGTCTGCAGTGTTGGTGAGCTTTGCCCTTGAAGATAGGTACATTGGCCAATAGAATCCACTGTAGAAAAGAAATGATTCCAAGAAGGTAGAGGCAACTTTACGCTTTAGCGGATCGTCTCCTCTGTACCGTTCCAAAATGATCTCTGCTTTCTTTTGCAAATACTCATTCTCCTCAGACCAGCGGAAGGCTTCCTCGATCTCTTCTGTTGAACACAGGGTTGAGAACACTGAGGAGTAGCTCTTGGCGTGAACCGACTCCATGAAGGCGATGTTGGTTATAACAGCCTCTTCGTGCTGAGTTCGCGAGTCAGGCAGAGTGGACATAGATCCAACAGTGCCCTGGATGGTGTCCAGCATGGTCAGGCCTGTGAAGACTCTCTTGGAGAGCTCTTTTTCCTCATCCTTGAGAGTTGCCCATGCCTGAATATCATTCGACAGGGGCACCTTCTCGGGTAGCCAGAAGTTGGCAGTGAGCCTATTCCAGACTTCGAGGTCTATTGGGTCCTCAATTGCATTCCAGTTTACTGGTCTTGTTATCATCATATCTCCTATAGCATGCAGCTTACGCAGTTGTCTACCTCGGTACCCTGCAGAGCTTGCTGCCTGATCCGAATGTAGTAAATAGTTTTAATACCCTTCTTCCATGCGTAAATCTGTGCACGGTTGATGTCTCTAGTTGTTGCATCGTCCTTAAAGAACAGTGTCAGGGATAGCCCCTGGTCTACGTGCTGGGTTGCAGCAGCGTAGACATCGATTACCTTTTCAGCACCAATCTCATATGCGTCCTCGAAGTATTCTAGGTTGTCGTTGTCAAGGTGCGGTGCAGGGTAGTACACACGTCCCAGCTTTCCCTCTTTACGAATCTCAATCTTAGAAGCGATGGGATGGATAGAGCTAGTACTGTTATTGATGTAGCTAATTGATCCCGTTGGTGGAACGGCCTGGAGGTTCTGATTGTACAGACCATACTTCATTACTGACTTCTTGAGTTTTTCCCAGTCAGCACGAGTTGGAATGTCAATACCACTCTTCTTAAATAGTGCAGCAACCTTCTTGGTCTTGGGCTGCCAGTCTTGGCTAACGTACTTCTCAAAGAACTCTCCGCTAGCATAAGTTGAGTTTTCAAAATTGTCGAACGGCGAACTCGTCTGTTTTGCCGTCTGATTACTCGACTTAAGTGCGTGGAAGAGGATCGTGTAGAAGTAGATGTTGGTAAAGTCAATCGACTCTTCGTCTCCATAATGCATTCTTTCTTTTCCAAAGTAACCATGGAGATTCATCTGTCCCAACCCAATCGCACGAGACTTCTTGTTGCCCTCTGCAATAGACATGACAGAATCAATATAGCTTAGATCAGCCACAGAAGTTAGTGCTTTAATTGCGACATCTACGCTCTTGCCAAAGTCTGGAGATTCCATCATCTTGGCAATGTTCAATGAACCAAGGTTACAGCTAATGTCTTTACCAATTATATCATAACTGAGGTCATTGTTGTATGTTGTAGGTGTATTTACCTGAAGAATCTCAGAGCAGAGGTTTGACATGTTGATGCGACCCTCGATTGGGTTTACACTGTTAACGGTGTCTTCGTATACAATGTATGGGTACCCTGACTCAAACTGCAGCTCAGCGATTGTCTGGAACAATTCCCTGGCACTAATCTTGGTCTTGCGAATGTTAGGGTTATCTACCATTTCTTCATAGTGATCCGTAACAGAGATATCAGACATTGGAACCCCATAAACACGCTCCACGTCATAGGGAGAGAAAAGGTACATGTCCTCATTGGACTTAGCGAGCTCAAGAGTGATGTCAGGGACTACCACCCCGAGGCTGAGAGTCTTAATTCTAATCTTCTCATCAGCATTCTCGCGCTTAGTGTCTAGGAATTTCATAATGTCTGGGTGGTGTGCATTAAGGTATACAGCACCTGCACCCTGTCTCGCACCCAACTGGTTTGCATAGCTGAAGCTATCTTCCAATAGCTTCATAACTGGGATCACTCCAGATGATTGGTTTTCAATTTTCTTGATTGGTGCCCCTGCCTCACGCAGGTTAGTTAGGTTAAGAGCTACGCCCCCTCCTCGCTTAGACAACTGCAGTGAAGAATTGATGCCCCGTGAGATGGACTCCATGTTATCTTCGATGCGAAGCAGGAAGC